GAATCCGGTTTCTCGGAGACGTTCTGAACACAGCCAGTCCGAACCTGGATTTTTCTTCTGCCGCTCACCGGCTCTACATCCACGATTGCACGGTGGACGTGACCGCGCAGACGGCGAACACCGGGATTGACGGGTTCTCGGCACTTGGTGCCGCTGACAATGTCCTGATCGAGCGTTGCGTCTTCCACATCGACGGGGCTTTCGGCCCGGCGCTCGACATGAGCGCGACAACCAACAGCGTTGTGCGCGACAACATCGTGAGTCTCCAGACAGGAACCCTTGCCGTTGGACTTCTCACCGGAGCCGCAGGACGACTCTATATTCTCCGCAACCAGTTCAATTGCGGAGCCGGGACTATCACGGCCCCGATCAGTGGAACTGGGGCAACGGTGGCAAATGGCGTCTATGTCTCAATGAATCTTTTCGGCGTCAACAGCACCGTGACAGTGGACAACTTCGATGCTGCCGAAGCAGTTCTTTCCATGAATTACATCTTTACGGTCGGCGGCGGCACAGGCGGCACGCTGACTACGGTAATAACCTAACCGGAGACTCAATGGAACCGCAATTCGACACCAAGCCGCTGCTTCGCCCATCTCAACTAGCGGACGCCAGAAACGAACTGAAGTCGCTGGAAGCAAGGCTTCAAAGTCCGCACATCGAGGACAAGGGCGAGGTTGCAAGGCAACTGCGACGCGTCTCCAAGACGGTCGCGGACCAGACGCCCATTCCACCGACTTCCGCAGAGGAAGAAGGCCGGATGGTCGCGCGCTCGCGCAGCCTGCTCTCCGACATTCTGCAGGGCATGCCTTCGCAGGAAGAGATGCGCAAGGCCCCGCCCGGAGCGGTGGACAAGCACATGCGCTGGGAGCGGGCCAACAAGCAGAAGATTCTGGAATGGAAGAATCTGCAGTTGCGCATGACGCACGGCGAGGATGCCGAAGCTGCCAATCTGGAGCGGCACCGGCCGACCGGATCGTCGCTGAACATGGACAGCGCCTTCATCCAGGGCAAGCAATTCTTCATGCCCGAGACGACAAGCCCTTCCGTGGTGTTCAGCGAAGCGCAGATCGCGTTCCTGAGAAACCTCAATCCGGCTCTGGCCGACATGATCGGCACTCTGAGCAACGAGCAGCGCACCGAGGTCAAGCAAGCCATCGAGGGCATCGGATTGAGCGCGCCGGAACCCAGCCCTGCATCTATCGCTGGCCTGCGCGGTGCGGCCAGGAAGCGCGAGATCAAGGCGAAGGAAGCCAAGAAGCAGACCCGCACTCCCGAGGAGCGCGCCGCATGGGGCGAGAAAATGCGGCTCGCGCGCGCAGCCAAGCGGCTCGTGAAGGAATAGGCCATGTCGCTAAAAACCGACCGTCCTTATGCCATAGGCGGGAATTCCCAGTCGGAACAAGCGGAACCCAGTACCGTCAATCGCGGTGCCGGAACGATACAGATGCGCATCCTGATCGAGTTGCAGGTGATATCGATGTTGCTTCACAACGCCTACGAGTCTACGGACGATTTGGCGAAATTGCGGCAGGACGTAGCTGATTCAATTACATAGAGGAAAGGATAGATCATGTTCAACGAAGTCCTGGTAGGCACACAGAACATTTCCGATGGCGTAGTCACCAAGTCCCGCGGCGGCAAGCAGGGCGACCAGATCGTCTCTGGCCTGCACGGCACCAAATACGAGCAGACCTACCGCGGCAATATGTACGGCATCACGGGCGGCCTCACGACCACGACCGCTGGCGGTGTCGCCACGTTCACGGGCCTGATCGTCGGCAACCCGGTCGGTTCCGGCGTGAATGTCGCGGTCCACAAATGCCAGACCGTGCAAGGCGCGGCACTGACTGCCGAGACGGAAATCGGCATCATGTACGGCGTGAACACGACGACCGCGTCGCTCGCCACAATCTTCAACCGCAACCCGCTGGGACCGGCCTCGAAATGCGTGGCGAACGCCGGACAGACCATCACCGCGATGACGGCGTTCATCGTGTTCGGCGGTTCCGGCTCCGGTGCGATCACCGTGCCGTTGCTTATTCCTGCACTCGGGTACGACTTCGAGGGCGGCCTCATAATCCCGCCTGGTTACGCATTTGCGAGCTACACTTCGCGCGTCTCGACGACCGCGCTGATGTTCTGCTTCAACTGGGAGGAAGTCCCTATCTAGTCGCCACATGAATCGGAGCAATAAGTGGCTATCCCTGTAAAGCTCACTGGCGTAGCTCTTTCGCAGGCTGGTCTGCGCAAGGGTTTGGCGCTTTTCTTCGGCACCAACTCGACCTACACCATCCCGGCTTCTGGCTGGTATCGGCTCTCGGCCCTTGGTGCCGGTGGTAGTGGTGGCGCTATCTTTACCACGACCACAGGTGGGTCTTCTTCGGGCGGCGGCGGTGGCGGCTTTGCCGAGTCTGAACTTTATCTCACGAAAGACGATGTGCTCACGATCACCATCGGTGCCGGCGGTGCATCGGCTGCTTCCAGTGTGAGCGCCACAGGCGCCAACGGCAATGCCGGTACGGCAACCCTCATCTACTATCCTAGCGGGACCCTTTCCGCTGGTGGTGGCGGTGCTGGCCTGTTCAACGTCACCAATGCCACGACTGTTGCGGGCGGTGCAGGTGGGGTCGCTACTGGTGGAAACATCATCAACGCGACAGGCGGGGCTGGCGGGGCCGCCACGCATACGACCAACAATGCTGGCGGTGGTGGCGGCGGCGCAGCCGGTAGCCCCTACGGTACTGGAGCAGCCGGTGGCGCCAATAGCACTACCGTAGCGGGCGGTGGCGGCGGTGGTTCAGTCACGTTCGCTGGGGGCGCATCCAGCGGCACGACTTCTAACGGTGGCGGCGCCGGCACGGGCGCGGTAGGGGCTGCGGCGGCCTCGACCGCAACGAACGCCGGGGGCGCAAACAGGCTCATGCGTACTGGCACGACAGCGAGCGCGGACGGTATCACCCGCGACGGCGTGACCGCAGGCTTCAGCACCGGCTTCGACTCACAGACTGATCCTTTCCGCGGGCTATCCGGTGGCGGGTCGGCCGGTTCGGCAACGACCAGCGCCAGAGCGGGTAGCGGGGCTGGCACGGGCGGCGCGCAGGGCACATCCGGCATTCCCGGTCCTCTGGGCGGATCAGGCGGTGCAGGCGCGGCGGCGGCCACAGTAACGAGTGCAGCGGCTTTTTGCGGCGGCGGGTCAGGTGGCGCAGGATCAAGCCTTACCGGCCCGGCAACCTCTGGTGCTGGCGGCATTGGACTGGCAGCGGTCGAGAGGATTGGATAAACAGCACGGGCTGCGGTAGGCGCCGCCCGCTTTTGGAGACGGCATGAGCACCACCAGCCAACTGACCGACTTCTCGGATCTCTACACGGCGCTGCAGAACGCCGTGCGGGTCCAGACCGGCGTTACTGCGACAGAAACACAGGCCAAACGCTACATCAACGTGGCGTTGCATGACATGCACATCGGATTCGACTACCGCTTTCCGTGGGCGGAACGGTCCTCGCGTCTGATCGTCAGGGCACAGTATTCCACCGGCACGGTCACGATCACCAAGGGCAGTTCGACGCTGACCGGCACCAGCACGGTCTGGACCACTACGGATGCGTTCGGTGTGGCGAATGCGCGCGCGAACGGCAAGATCAGGGTCGCCGGCAGCCTCGTGCCGTATGTCGTCTCGTCGGTGGGCGGGGCCGGAACCATTACGCTGACCAGCGCCTTCACCGAGGACGATCAGACCGACCAGACCTACCTCTACTATGAGGACGAGTACGCGCTGGCCTCCGACTTTCTTCGCCCAGTGGACGCGCAGCGGTTCTCCGACGAAGCCTCGATTGATGTAATTCCGCGGACCGAGTTCAGGCGCATGTACCCGACCAATTCCGTGCCCGGTACGCCGGTCGTCGCCTGCATCATTGATTCAGCGCCCAGCGGCAACACGACGCCAGTTCGCCGCGTCCGGTTCGCCCCGCCGCCGTCCGCGACGAGGACGATTCCATACACCTACATAACGGCGAACCTGGCTACAAGTTCTGCTGGATCAGCACAGGCCAATCTGTCGGCGGATACCGACGAACCGATTGTGCCTCTGCGCTACCGGCATGCGCTGCTCTACCACGCCCTCTATACGTGGTACAGAGACAAAAAAGACGATGCGCGTTCGCAGGAAGCCAAGTCGGAATACACCGACCTGATGCTCAGAATCTCCGCCGACGTGGAAGTGGGCGGCGTGCGGCCGCAGTTCCGCCCGAATGTATCCGGTTATGCGCGCCATGCCCGCAGGCCCTACAGCGGCAGCGGACGCTTCGACAATGGCAAGTTCGACGAGATGGGATAAGCGATGCCAGATGACCGCGAAATCAGACGGATTGCATGGCTTACGATTGCGGAAGCTCTCGGTCTCGATGTTGACACGACTTCGACGCTCCTGTTTCAGGCGCAGACTTACACCGTTTCGACTCTGCCTGCTGCGGCGACGTATCCGCGAGGGGTAATCTATGTCAGCAACGAGGCGGGCGGCGCTACGATGGCTTTCTCAGACGGCACAAATTGGAGGCGCGTGCAGGATCGCGCCGTGGTGAGTTGACATGCCGCAGAACAAATCTCTTGTTCTTCGACACCACTTCGGCGGCGGATGGAGTAGTGATTTCGGACCGACTGCCGATGTCGTGCCGGATCAGTCAGGCCGCGTCATCATCCCGTTTCTGACAGAGGCGCAGGACTGCCTCTACGAACTGGACGGCGGCCCGCATCTTGTCGGCGGTGCATCGAAGGTCAATTCATCTGCGGTAGCTTCAGGCGCGGTGATTACCGGCGTATACGATTACTGGCGGCAAGGCACTGCCGGGTCTCAGTCGCGCAGGCGCGTGTTGCATGCCGGGACCGTCGCGCTTGCCGATAATGACGACGGCACGTTCTCGACCACCATCGGTTCCGGACTGGAAGATGGCAAGGTGCCGTCCTACTTCACCTTCGACGATCTGCTGATCTTCTCGTCGGATTCGACCGTGGATGTGCCGCGTTCGTGGGATCAGAGCACGGCGCAGTCGCTTGCAGGTTCGCCGCCACGATTCTCGTTCGGTGTCGCTCACAAGAACAGAGCATGGGCGGCGGGCGTCTATGCCAATCCGTCGCGCCTCTACTACTGTGCCAACACGGACCCGGAGGACTGGGTCGGTGCTGGTTCAGGTTCAATTGATATCGACCCGAACGACGGCGACATGATTGCCGGACTTGTATCGCACAAGGACGAACTGTTCGTGTTCAAGGGGCCGAACAAGGGGTCGATCCATCGCATCATCGGCTCCAGCCCGACCGGCTCGGACGGCTTTTCCCGCAAGAACTTCGTCAAAGGTATCGGGGCCTGCTGGCACAACGCCATCTTCCCGTTCGGCGACGACATCGGCTT